AGTACAACTGCAACTGACTCAACTGTGTTTGATGCAAACGCGGCACTTGGTTCATACACTGTGTTCAAAAGACAGGCAAGTGGTGCAACTTCAATCACTGGATTAAGTGCATTAGGATCAAGTCCATTTACAAGTTCAAACACTTTTACAATTAGAGAAACTGTGAGAACAGGTGATCATCAAAATTCTACAAAATACGGAACATTTGATAACACTGTTACTGTAACACTAGGCGGAACTACAGCAGATGACTTTGTTGCGGCAGTGGCGGCGGCAGGCTTAAAGTATGTTTCTGCAAGTTATGATAGAACAGCAGATGTAATCACAATGACACACAGTGATGGTGGTGACTTTAGAATGAATGACACATCAGGTACACCTGTTGCTGATGCAGGATTTGGAAGTTCAAATGCTTCTACATATGGTTCTGCAATATCAACAGATGGCACCAAGGTTGCAAACCTTTACACAATACCAGGTGGCTCATTTGGTTCAGATGAAGTTATGGCATCCAACTGGGGTACTTTAGTATATGAAGCATCTACTACAGAGCCAACAGCAGATCCAAGTGATAACACTTACTGGTATCATACTTCAGTTGATGAAGTTGACATCATGATACATGATGGTAGTGCATTTAGAGGTTACAAAAACGTTACTTCAGATGCAAGAGGATTTAACTTATCAAACACTTCACCAAATGGTCCAATTGTTTCAGCAACAGAGCCAGAAGCGGCAGATGGACAATCAGATGGTACAGCACTGGTAAGTGGAGATATTTGGGTAAACACTTCAGACTTAGAAAATTATCCAAAACTTTACAGATATGATGATTCCAAAGTTGATGGAGAAAAATGGGTGTTGATAGACAACACAGACCAAGTATCAGAAGATGGCATATTATTTGCTGATGCAAGGTTCCATTTAGATTCAGACAGCAACGTAATCACAAAGGCGCCAGCAACAATCAAATCATTGTTAACAAGTGACAACCTAGACATAGACAAGCCAGATGCAAGTTTATATCCAAAAGGTATTTTATTGTTTAACACTAGACGATCAGGGTACGTGGTGAAACAATTTAGAAAAGATCACTTTTCAAGAACTAACTTTGCTAACACTTCAACTTATCCAACACTTCCAGCAGAGAAGGATGCTTGGGTAACTGTAAGTGGCAACAAGTCCAATGGTGCTCCATTTATGGGAAGGAAAGCACAAAGACAAATTGTTGTAAAGCAAATGCAGGCGGCAATCAGTTCTAACACACAATTACGTGAAGAACAACGCGAATTTAACGTATTAGCGGCACCAGGTTATATTGAATTGATAGATGAATTAGTAACACTTTCAGGTGATAGAGGCAACACTGCTTTTGTAGTTGGTGATACTCCTGCAAGATTAGAAAACACATCTACAGCAATTTCAAACTTTGCAACTAATGCCGCAGGATCAAGCACAAATGATGAAGATGGATTAGTAACAAGTGATTCATTTACAGCAGTTTACTATCCATGGGGTAGTTCAACTGACTTAGAAGGCAACAATGTATTTGTTCCACCAAGTCACATGATACTGAGAACATTGGCTGTGAATGATGATGTAGCATTTCCGTGGTTTGCACCAGCAGGTATTAGAAGAGGTGTTGTAGACAACGCAACTTCAGTAGGATTTATTAAATCATCAACTGGTGAAAAACAAACTATTGCAGTTTCTTCAGGTATAAGAGACACTTTACAATCAAACAGACTAAATCCAATTTCGTTCTTGACTGGATCAGGCTTGACTGTATTCGGACAAAAAACAAGACACAGTGGCACAAGTGCTTTAGATAGAGTGAATGTAGCAAGATTGGTAGTGTTCCTAAGAACACAATTAGATAAGTTGGCACAACCATTTATCTTTGAACCAAACGATGAACTTACAAGAAACGAAATCAAACAAGCAGTTGAATCATTCTTGTTAGAAGTACAAGGACAAAGAGGATTGTTTGACTTTGCAGTAGTATGTGATGAAACAAACAATACTCCGTCAAGAATTGACAGAAACGAATTGTATGTAGACATAGCGATTGAACCTGTGAAAGCAGTTGAGTTTATATTCATTCCAATTAGACTCAAAAACACTGGTGAAATTGATAAACTAGGTCTATAAAGGTTAGGAAAGGTATAAAAAAGTAGTATAAGAAAAATACTATAAATATTAAAAAGGAGAAGATATGTCAGTAGCAACTTTAAGTAAATTTACAGTACCTTTGGCAAGTGATCAATCAGCGTCAAACCAGGGGCTATTGATGCCAAAACTCCAATACAGATTTAGACTGATATTGGAAAATTTTGGAGTATCAACTCCTAGAACAGAACTCACTAAACAAGTGATCGATGTAACAAGACCAAGTCTAACTTTTGATGAAACAATTTTAGATGTGTACAACTCAAGAGTATATCTTGCAGGTAAACACACATGGGATCCACTCACAATCAATCTAAGAGATGATGTAAACAACTCTGTGACAAGATTGTGTGGAGAACAAATACAGAAACAATTTGATTTCTTTGAACAAAGTTCAGCATCCAGTGGTACTGATTACAAATTCACAGGCAGAATTGAAATGCTTGATGGTGGTAATGGTGCTAATGCTGTTACTGTATTGGAAACTTGGGAACTGTACGGTGCTTATGTACAGAACATCAACTACAATACAATGGCTTATGCAACTTCAGATCCTGCTACAATTACATTATCAGTAAGATATGACAATGCAATACAGGCTCCAAGAGGAACTGGTGTAGGCACAGCGGTAGCGAGAACTTTAGGTACGTTGGTTACTGGGGGTGGTTCTACTCAAGCAGTTTAATTGAGGAGGCTGAATGGCCCACTTCATCAACAACTTCTTACAGTTACTTGATCCTAATCAAATCCTTAAGGATTTTCAACATGCATCTAGACTGTACATTGATGGTCAGCATAGACTTGAACCAAAACGACCGTGGCTCTACTATGTTGTCATCAACAGGTTTGGTGGTGCTACAGGCTTTGGCGGTGCAAGTAACCAACTTGAACTTGGACAATTAGTAAAACAAGCAACATTACCTTCATACAACTTTAATGTTGAAACACAAAATCAATACAACAGAAAAACACAGAAGCAAACACAAATAACTTATGATCCTGTACAGATTGATTTTCATGATGACAATGCTGATGTTGTAATTGGCTTTTTCAATGACTACTACAAATATTATTTTAGAGATTCAAAATACAGTGGTGCACAATTTGATCCAATGTCAAGATACAAACAAGACTTCACAGCAAGTTGGGGATTAGATAATGGACAGTCTTTGCCATTTTTAAGAGATATACAACTGTTTACAATCAACAAAAGAAGGTTTACAAGTTATACATTGATACTGCCTACAATTACACAGTTCTCACATGACACAGTAGGGCAACAAGAAGATGGAACACTAGGACATTCAATGACAGTGGCATATGAAGCAGTGCTGATCAAACAAGGCACAGTAGGTGGTGCTGGACCAACAGGCTTTACAACACTACACTATGACAACTCTCCATCACCTTTGACCATAGCAGGTGGAGGAGGTGCTTCAATATTTGGCAGAGGTGGTCTTGTACAAGGTGGCATCAGTGCATTCAAAAACCTTGCATCAGGCAATCCTGCAGGAATATTAGAAGCAATTAATGTGTATAGAAACTACAGGACTGGCGGATACAAAGCAGGTGCTGGAGAAGAAATACAAGGCATTATCAAACGTGGTATTCAAGGCATAAGAACTACCAACATAGGTGGTGCAAGTTCACCAGGTGTTGTATTTCCAAGAAAACAAAGAAAAAACAAAGCAGATGCTGTGTTAGTTGAACGTATCGACAATGCATACAGGGTAGATGACGAACTGCCAAACATAAATGCACCTGTGCCTAACACAACCAGCGATCCACAATCCAATGCTTATGCAGTGACTGAAGATGAAACAAGACTGTTAACACCAGAAGAAACATACACTTACTTCAAAAACAACCATGTTGCACTAGATGGACTTGCTAGAGACTATGTGTATAGAACTGAACAACAAGATATAGATGATATCAACACTGTAAAAACAAATTATGATGCCTTAAGTCAAACAGTTAAGTCGTCATATAGAGCAAAAGCATTAGGCAAAGCAAAAACATTAGCACAAGAAGGCAAAATTAATTTGTTACTTCCTGTAACTCAAATCAATGATGTTAATTCTGTTGCAAATAATGATCTAGGCAGTTACACAATATCTGTTGATGGTGACACAGTGACTGAAACATACACTGATGATGATGGTATAGTGACTACATACAACAACTCGGCAGTTTAACATGGCATATAAAAATTTAAACAACAACTACAACCCAACGCAAAATCAAAACATCAGCACAAATCTTCCTGTTGAGCCAATACAAAAAGTTGATCTTACACAAAAAACATTGCGTATATTTGGAGATTACTTTGATAAAGAAGTAACAATCAACAGTGGTGAGTTCGATGCTGTAAAGGCCTTCTTCAAAGGCAAAGATTATACAAACGAATCTGCTGATACTATCGCTTATGTGTTATGTAGACAAGCAAAAGTTGACAACATCACAGCAATGCAAATTTTAGATCAACTTAACGCAACAGATCCACAAGAACTTACTGACATTGTCGCAGAAATATTGAACTTGTATAGATTCAAAAGCAGTTTGATAGGTAAAAAAGAGGACAATGCAACTCCAAGTGTTGTATCAAGAAACATCTTAGGGTAATATCATGAGACCAAAGTGGGCCTCTGGAACATACACCATAAAAAATCCTGACAAATACTTGGGACTGAAAACTCCAAGATATAGATCATCATGGGAACAAGTGTTTATGAGATTCTGTGATGAGAATCCAAGTGTGTCTAAATGGGCAAGTGAATCTATCAAGATACCTTATCAAAATCCGCTAAACGGAAAACACACAGTGTATGTGCCTGATTTTTTTATACAGTATGTTGATAAAAATGGAAAAAGCATGTCTGAATTGATTGAAATAAAACCTAACCGTCAACCAAGAATACAAGCGGCAGAAAAAGGTATATCAACCAAAGCGGCAGTGGCTATGAACAATGCCAAA